AACATCTAATGTAACATTATCTACATCTGGGCCACGATGAGAATTATCATAAGCTGTGCCCGCAGTTTCATTATACAGTTCTGCTCTTATTGTAAAATCTGTTTGTGTATTAGAACCTTGAATGTATTCGTTTGTATAGTTTGTAAATTTATTACCAGTTGTAGCACTAGTGCCAGTTATTTCTCTAACTTGTGTAGAGACTGAACCATCAGCTCCTGTAACAGTTTGTTTTAAGGTAAGTGTGTTTTCAATATTATTCCAAAACCACACATCTGCTCCCAGAGTAGAAGTAAAACCTTGATTTACTTCTGACTCGGTTAAGTGATTATCGCCAACTAAATCTACATCTTGATATACATTATCTTCCTCATGTCCTTCAAATGCCAGTACACCACCACTACTATCCATACCTGTTTCATATGGAAATCCATTCCAAGCACCGTGAGTGTGAATACCATCGTTTCCATCTGTTGACCAACCAGTTGTAGTCGTAGTGTCGCCTGTTCCAAAAGTAGAATTAGTAAGAACATTACCTGTATTTAGTGTTTGAGCATTTCCAATACTATATATGCAAAGAAAGGATATCGCTATGGATAACCATATGCTGTAATATAAATATCTCATTCATGCACATTGATAATTGGTTGTTCTTCAATAACTTCTATTTCTTCTTCTATTTTTGACTCGTGTAATTTTTTAGCGTTTTCTTCTGCTATTCTTTTGGCCTCTTCTTGTCTCTCTATTTCTGCCAATTCTTCATCTATCTTAGACCTAGTTTCTAATTTAGACACATAAGAATTATAATCTGGTCTTTCAACATCGTATTTTTTCCATTGTGCTATTGCTTCTGCACCAATCTTACCTTCAAATGGACACGGAGTTCCTGCCATTTCCATCGCAAAAAAAACTCGTTCATCTTGACACAAAATTGACACAGCCGCAATCTTCATGCCATAATCGAAAAGTACCTTACTGAGCTTTATTCTTTCACAATTAAGGTCACGAAAATGTTTGCCGCCAGAAATACCAACACCAAGAGTAGATAAAGAACCACTAACCCCCATGCTACAAACATCTTGAGACATAGCTGAATAGGAAGGTGCATTAGCTGAGTTAACGGGTATATCTGACCCATTTGTAGTCGAGTTATTTGTTGTTGTTGATGTAGTTGTGTTTGTTTGACCATCGTTATTATTTGTTGTTGTTGATGTGTATCCACCTGTTATTTGTGTATTACTACCAGATGAATTAGTTTGTGAATTATTATCATTTGTAGAATCAGCAAATATAGGTTTAGAAAATATTACAATTAAAGTTAATAATATAATATTTATTAAATTAAATTTAAACATTAGCTAGTTGGTTGTGTCCACACAGAATGAACATATGATTTGTTTGGAAAGCTACCTGTTGTTTCTAAAAGTGTATCATACTGACTTTCTGTTGTATTATTTTGAGGTAAGTCTCTTAAAGTTTGCCTCCAAGTTTTAATATAATCTGGCATGGTAACATCGCTATAAGCCATCCAATCTGTATCTTTTAATCTTTTCAATCTCATTGCTTTTATTTTATTTAATTTTCTTTGAGCACTAGAATCATTCCATTCTTTCACATCTTTTTCTCTTTGTGCTTTTTCTTCTGCGGTCATATCTCTTAGACCAACAATGTTATCAAAAACTTTATAACTCTCTGTCATAATTACTCCTTAAATGCATAGACTATAACAACTGAACCTGCTGATACATCTCCACTTGCATAGAAAAAATCTAAACCTGTATGTTGAACATTGGAATCATAATGACCTGCATTATGACTTGATACAATATCAGTTTTATCATTTCTTATAAAACTACCATGACCAGAATATCTTGATGAAGTAGCTTTATATGGTTGATAAAAAGTAAATGTTCCACAAAAACCTTTCCAATCTCCTGCTTCTTCTGAATCATCAGTTATTTGAAACTGTGCTTGGTCAACACCTGTATTACTAGATACTGAACCATCATCATCAAAATATCTTGAAGCATATCTATATTGACTGTTTGAATCAGTTGAACCAGAGCTACCACCTGTTCTAAATCTAAATCTTAGTGCTTGACTGTCAACTGTGCATTTTACACCTTCCATAACAACAAGATAATTATCATAGGTTGTTGTAAAACAATTATCTACGATTAAATTTCCACTAGAACCTAAATTAACTTGTGCTACTTTAATTAAATTACCTCCACCCGCATAACTGCTTATATCACTTGCAGGAATAGTCTTCATCGTTCCACCATCGTTAACAACAAAACCATCACTATCTGCTATAGTAATTGATGAGCCTACAGAAGTTCCTCCGTCTAATAAATTTAATTCTGCGGCTGTTGATGTAACTCCATCTAAGATATTTAATTCTGCGGCTGTGGATGATACAGCAGTGCTTCCTAAAGTAAGTCCACCATCTGGTATAACAACACTACTTCCAGATGCGGCTGTAAACGTATTAGCAGTAAATTGAAAATCATCTGCTCCCGCTATCTTAATATCTATCTGGTCATCTGTATCTGCTGTTATACTTGTGTCACCATCTACATCTAAAATTAATTCTGTGCCATTTAAGTCTGAATCTAATGGCCCACCTACTGCACCAGATATCTCCACGATGAAGATACTAGCACCACTTGCAGGTGCTGTACTAAAAGTAATTTGTGTGCCGCCACTAGCTAAACTATAATCTGTTCCGGGTTTTTGAATAACCCCGTCATGTGATACGAGGAGCTGTGCTGTAGAACCAACTTGTGTGCCTAAACTAAATGTAGTGTTAGAGCCATTATAAGTATTGCCACTTGTGTCTAATACAGCAAATGTGCCACCTTTAATTTCTTGTCCTATGTATGCCATCTATCCTCCGTGTTTCGCATCCCATGCGTCTTGTAATTCTTTAAGTTTTGCATTTACTGCTGACTCTGTTGGTAATTCTGTTACGGTATTATCTACAATTTTACCATCAACACCAATTTTTTCTGATAATTTTAAATTAGCATAAATTTTATTTTTACTATCTTTCCAACCAAACCATTGATTATCATGAAATTTTACTAAAGCATCTTCAATGTGATTTGGTCTTCCTTTACTATCTGGCATATTATGTGTCTCCTAATCTAATAAAACTTATTGATGATGTGTTTTGCACACTACTCCCCATAGTATTATTGTTTGTAGCTATTCCACTTACAGTGGTTGAAACTTTGTGAGTAGTTGTATTTGTAACATCAAAAATAAAAGCACAATCAGCACCTTGTCTAGCATTACTGCCTGTGTAAGAGGCTCTACCTTCTGCCGCAACACCAAATGTGCTCCCATCAGTGCAAGTATTTATATAAGCGTGCATTGATGTATCGTCACCTCCGCCTCCCTCATCAAATGAAAAGTTTAATAAAATTAACCAAATGCCTGTAGATGGCAGAGTAAAAATGCCAGAGGACTGCGAAACAGCAGTTCCTAATCTACCATAACCATCAGTGTCGGCTTCTTCCCAGTTAGAGGTTATTGGGTCAGCACTATTTGCAAAGTTAGCTGTTATTCTAAAAGTCGTTGCCGCACCTGTAAATCCATTTACAAATCCAGATGTTAATGCTGTTCCCCCATTAGCCACAGGAGTTGCACCTGTTAACATATTTGCTACATCTATTTTACTTAGTGCCATGTTTTACTCCTTTGAATCTTCTATTGCTTGTAATCTTTGTTGTTCTGATTTTATGTCTGCTTTAGATATTTCTGATGTTCCATTTAGCCACTCTATTTCACAATTATCTATATCAGTGTTATTTC